CGACTCGCAGGAACGACCGACTGACTCAGTTGCAGGTTGAGGTTGCAGTCGCTTACAAGAACAACATCCTATGAGCGTAACCCTCATCGCCTACCCTCTCAACGAATCAAACGCAGAGGTTCCCTACGTCCTTGACACCATGGGCGAGATTGACATCGCCCTCACGTTTTCGGTGGAGGACATTGCCGACATAACCAAACGAAGGGGGTCGTTCTCCAAGACCATCACGTTGCCTAATACGACAACAAACCGGGACTGCTTTGGTCATGCCTATAACATTCAGTCCTTCGTGGGTGGATTCCAACCCAACAAGAAGATTCGTGCTGCGATGTGGGAGGACGGGGTGCAGGTGTTCAGCGGAGTGCTGCAACTGATTTCCATGTCGAAGATTCGGGGCGAGGTAACCTACGAGGTCGGCTTGTTCTCCGAGGACGTGAGCCTGTTCAAGGCTATTGAAGGCAACCTCCTTGCAACAACGGTTGGGGTAAGCGGTATGAACCACAACATCACTTCATCCCATGTTTCTGCGACTTGGACCGCAAGCGGTGCAAGTGGTTATGTTTACGGCTTGATAGATTCCTACGGCTACACGGACGTGGTAACGCAAGGATGGTTTGCCGTGCCTGTTTACAAGATGACACCAAGCATTTATGTCAAGAAGATGGTGGATCTAATCTTCGCACAGGCAGGGTATCGCTACACCTCGGAGTTCTTCAACTCGGAGCGGTTCGGCAAGTTGGTTATTCCTTACGCTGCAGGGCAGTTGGCCCTTAACCTTTCGGGGTCTGCGATTTTTGTTGCAAGTACGGGGGCGGTTACAGGGGCAACAAATCAAAACCTTACGATGCGGTTCCAAGATGAAACTGGGACCTACTACGACCGGCCCGGATATTGGGTTCCTTCGTCAAGCACCTTTGTCGCTCCGTCAGTTCCTACGAGATGGAATATAACCGTTACATATTCTTTACAACTTGTTGGTGCAGGAAGCAATACGGCAAGGTTTAATATGTCGGTCAGGAACTTGACCGATTCAACGGATAATGCGGTAATAACAGGCCTACAATTACCTTTAGATGCAAGTGGAAATACGCAAGTAAACGCCACCATTTTCAGCAACGTAACCATTCCGGCTAATACGACTGCAAATATCGGATTCGTGTTTACCAACCCTGCTGGAGCAGGAACAATTTTTTCGGGTGCAACGGTCTTATGGGAGTGCCTTGAAAACCCTGCTGCATCATTTATTGACATGAGGACCGCCCTGCCTGCTGACGTGAAGCAATCGGACCTTCTGCAAGACCTGCAAAAGATGTTCAACCTCTACTTCATGCCGGACCCGTCCGACCCCAAGAACCTCATCGTGGAGCCTTGGGTGGACTTCTATTCCAGCGGAGTGGTTGACTGGTCGCAGAAATCGGATGAGAATGCAGAGCAGAACATCACGAACGGGGACCCGAACCAATACAAGACCATCGTGTTCAAGTACAAGGATGCCGGGGACTATTTGTCCAAGTTGGACAAGTCGAACTATCCGCTTGCCAAGGAAGGCTACGGAGGACGAATCTTCACGACCGACAACTTTTACGGCAAAGGCGAGAACGTCGTCGAACTCGCTTGCAGCACTCTAATCCCTGCGAACTTCACAACGGATAAGGTCGTTGGAAGGACTTGGGACTTAGATGGCTCTGCCCTATCGGGAACCGTCAAGACCCTTCAAAACGGGTACAGGATAGCCCAGTACAACCTTATCGAAGCCCCGACGACGTGGGCCTACCAATACGCGGTCAGCGGTTCGGTAGCACTCGCAGAATCGTTGCTGAATCTGCCCTTTATCAGCCACCTTGACAACCCTTACGCAGCAGATTTCGACCTTGCCTTTGGCATCCCCAAGCAGTTGTATTATGCGGTGAATGTTGCCGCAAATAGCGACCCTTACGCATACACGAACAACAACCTGTTCAACATCTATTGGTGGAACTTCGTCCAAGAAACGGTCAGCCGTGAAGCGATGCAGTTGGAGTTGTCCATTATGCTCAATGCGGTGGACATCAGCCAACTCGACTTCCGCACTCCCATCTACTACGGAGGGGTCCGTTGGAGGCTGCTTGAGATTCGGGACTACGAGATAGGTCAGCAGAAACCTTGCCGGGTAACCCTTCGCAGGATTCTCAACTTGACCGAGTTTGTCCCAAAGCAAATCTATTACTTCCCCTACGATGGGCCAGTTCCTGCAACGGATTCGGACTACCCGAACGAAGTACCTCCCATTCCAACCATCAAAGAACTCCCAGCGGTTGCAGGTCCTCCCGGTGAAACAGGTGCAACAGGAGCGCAGGGCGACCCCGGTCCAGCAGGTGCAGGGTTTACTCCGGGCGATGCAGAGGGCGACATCAAGTATTGGGACGGAGCCGATTGGGTCAACTTGGGAATAGGAACCGAAGGTCAGGTCTTGGAGGTTGTGTCGGGATTACCAGCATGGGCAGACAAATAAAAAATTATGGCAGTTACTAAAGAAATCGTCCTCGAAGTAGGAATCAAGGACTCAACCGCACAAGGAACGACGAGTGCTAAACAACGGCTCAGGGAACTCCAAAAGACGCTCATTGATATGTCTTTGGCCGGGCAAGAAGGCACGAAGGCTTTCAAGCAAATGGAGGCCGAGGCAGGGAAACTCAAGGACCAAATCGGGGACACCTCGCAGCGAATCAAGACCCTTGCAAGCGACACCGTAAGGATTGACACCGTTGTTTCAGCGGTGCAGGGTATAACGGCAGGGTTCCAAATCGCCCAAGGTGCAGCAGCGTTGTTTGGGTCCGAGAACGAGGACTTGCAGAAATCGTTACTCAAGGTCCAAGGGGCCATGGCTCTCGCTACTGGAGTGCAGCAGGTTGCTAATTTGCTCAACAAGGATTCTATTCTAATCACCCAAGGCCAAGCAGCAGCACAAGCCCTTTACGCAACCGCAGTCGGGGCAAGTACCGGGGCGATGAAGGCGTTTAGAATCGCTCTCCTTGCAACGGGTATCGGTGCAGCAGTCGCAGCCGTTGGACTTTTGATAGCCAAGTGGGATGAACTCACCGCAGCGGTCCGCAGGTTCCTGAACCTACCCGACCCAGCCATTGCTGCCAAGGCGAGGGAGGACGCTTTGATGCGTGAAGAAGCAGCCCTCTCCAATTACCGGGATGCATACGAAGCCCACACCGAGGCGCAGATTCAGGCCAACAGGAAGCGTGAAGAAGATGACAGGAAGACCGCAGAGGCTCGCAGGTTAATGATGGAAGAGCAGGCTCGGTCAAGGGCTATCATGGCCGAAACCGAAGTACTGCAAGCCAAGACAACGGCTGACGCTTTGGTGCAGATTACCGCTGACCAAAACGCCAAGCAGGACGCTTTGAACGCCCAAGCGGTGCAGACCGAGATGGAGCGTCGCAAGAAGTTCAACGAGGACATGAAGGCGAACGAGCAAGCCTTGGCCGACTTCAAGCAACAGGTAACCATTGACTCATTGCAATCCGTTCAAAGCATCTTGCAGTCCTTTGGAAACGAAAGCAAGGGTCTTGCTCTTGCTGCCTTAGCCTTGGAGAAAGGCCTTGCTATTGCCAATGTCATCGTGAACCTGCAAAAAGAGATGGCAGCGAATGCGGTCATGGCAGCAGCCAACCCCGCTAATGCTATAACCGCAGGAGCAGCAGGGGTCGCACAACTCAAGGCCTACAACACGCTTTCAAAGATTCGTGCAGGATTACGCATCGCAGCGATTACCGCTGCTGGCATCCAAGGAGCCAAAGCCATTACAGGCGGAGGGGATAGCGGTGGTGTTCCAGCAGGAGCAGCAGGCGGTGGCGCACCGGGTGCAGCAGCAGCCCCGTCAATCTTCGCAAACCCGAACGTTACCGACCTGTCTGGATTCGGTCAAGGCCAAGGTCAAGGTTCATCCCCAATGCGAGCCTATGTGGTGGAACGGGACATCACCCAAAGCACTCGCAGGGTTCGGAGGTTGGAGGAATTTGCAACTCTTGGAGCCTAACCACATTTACCTGCATGGAACTGCCAATATACCGAATGACCGTGGACGAGGTCGATGAAGGGGTCCAATTCGTGGCCCTGACCGATATGCCCGCCATCGAACGGCCATTCCAAGCCTTCAGCAAAGCCAAGCAAAAGTTCACCGAAACAGGCGAGCGGAGAGTGCTGACCGGGCCGCTAATGCTTGCAGACACACCCATCTTCCGCAAGGACGAAACTTACGGGGAATACTACGTTGTATTCGACAAAGCCACCATCCGCAAAATCGTGCAGAAGTATTTCAAGCAAGGCAACCAGCACAACGTGAACGCTTACCACAACGCTGAACTGGACGGAGTGTTCATGTTCGAGTCATTTATAACCGATGCCGAGCGTGGTATCATGCCACCCAAGGGCTACGAGGACACACCCGACGGTTCTTGGTTCGGTTCCTTCAAAGTCGAGAACGACGAGGTGTGGGACAACCGCAACCTGTTCCGGGGTTTCTCCGTTGAGGGCCTCTTCGGGATGGACAAGACCGAATCCGAACTGGAGGTCGCACTCGCTGGCCTTGCTGACGAATTAACCGCTTTTTTGCAACATATCCAACCCACCTACAAATCCCACTAACTATGAACCTGAAAAACGCAATCGAATCCCTGCGGACTGAACTCCGCAAATTCAAAACTCAAAAGCAGTCCTTCGCTGACTACAAGTTGACCGATGGAACCGTTGTCCGTGTGGATGGCGACCTCGTTGCCGGAACTGCCGTTTACGTTGTAGCCGAGGACGGCACGTTACCTGCACCCGATGGCGAACACGTTGTTGAAGGCGTTGGAACTATCAAGACCGAAGGAGGCAAGATCGTTGAGGTCATCGCTGCTGAAGTAGCAACCCCCGAAATCGAAGCCTTGCCTGTTGCCGCTGAAATCACTCCCGAAGTGGCCGTTGAGGTTACCGAAGAAATCAAGGAGGCCTATCCTGCAATGACCCCCGAAGTCGTTGAGGCTATCGTCGCCAAGCATCTTGGAGCCATCATGGAAGAACTCAAGGCAGCATACGCTGAAATGGGCAAGATGAAGGAGAAAATGTCTGCCTTCGCATCGCAGGTCGAAACCATGGCCGACATCGTTGAAAAAGTCAGCGAACTCCCAGCCGAAGCCCCAAAAGCAAGCGGTTCCGCAATCGTTGAGCAGCGTAAGGCTCAGGCATCGCAGAACTTCAACGCACTCGCACAAGCACTTCAATCACTCAAAAAAAACTAAACCCCTAAACCCCCATTAACAATGGCATACAATTTTGGCAATCTAAACGCCTACACCGACCAAGAGAGGCTTCCTCTCATCACCAAAGCGGTATTCTCCGCTCGTTCAGCAGCCCTCTTTACCAAGCAAGTTGGTATCAAGTTCGCTGCTGCGTTAAACCTCATGGACACCGATGCCTTGATTCAAGGCGGAGATGTTTGCGGTTACGCAAGTTCAGGTACGACTACATTCAGTCAGCGTAACATCACCGTTGGCCGTATGAAGGTTCAAGAAACCCTTTGTCCTCGTTCTTTGGAACAATACTGGATGCAGACCCAGTTGACCGCTGGCTCTACCTACGATGGCGTTCCTTTCGAGCAGGCTTTCTCCGAGCAGAAGGCTCTCCGTATCGCAGAAGCGTTGGAGAACGCAATTTGGAAGGGCAACACCTACTTTTCAGGTGTCAATCAGTTGTTAAACGCTGCTT